CTTTATTTGTTGAGATATCTCCGCCCATATTTCTATTTTGCTTGATTTTATTGTTAGTAATAGATTTTATTGGTCTCTCTTCTTCGATATCCTCTTGTTCATTAAAATATACCCACCCTACAGAATAGAGAATATCAATAACCTTATTGAAGATTGATTGGTTATCACTAACCAACATAAAATGGAAATTAATGAATTTCTTGTGAGATGCTGTTGATGGTTGAATTATCTTGTTAGTATCAAGGTTATAAAATGAATTACTCTTTAGGTATGCATTCGAAAGAAGACCTATTATATTTCCCACAGATAATGATAATAACTTACTTATATTTTCTACTAAATAAGTACTGTTTTTGGTGTTACCCGATTGGTTGATGAAAAAATTCTTCTTAATTTCGTATTTATTGTGAGTTTTATCTCTTGGGTTTAAATTTTGGATTTTCTCATAAAAAGTTGTTGATGAACCCGATTCAATGATCTTACGTATTATTGAGATGACGTCTCCTAAATCGAACTCATCATCATCTTCTTCGTAAGTAACAAGGGAAGGTTTTTCTTCAAACAACGCGCAAAAGATTCTATAAATAGCTTCTTCTTCACACACGAATCGATATCGGAAATTAACATAACTCCTCTTAATAGCAGTGGCTATACTAACTTTGTATTCATTATCAAGATCGAATATCATGATATCTTCCCTCCCATCTGGAGGTAACATTGCTATTATAGTAAAAGAAGGAAGACAATGGAGAGAGATTCCATCTTCTTCTACAGGTTTTCGAGTAAAGATATTCTCGAATAATTCGAAGATTTCTTTATCGTTAGTACAATAAGAATCCTTTGAAACATAAGATCTCATAAAACCATTCTTCTTATTAAGATGATTGTTACTGATAATCATTCCTTCGTCACAATCGTATATACCAGTCCTGTTTAGTTTATTATCTAAGATATTAGAGATATCAGTGATATACTTATCCAATTCATCAAAGGTATTCTTTCCTGAAAAAACATTAGGACATTGTACGGTACTTTCACTCGACTCTATCCTAGCGAAGAAATAATTGAGAAGAGGATCATTTGTGACATACTTTAATCCAATATATTTATAATTTGCTTCAGGATCATAATCAACCCCTTCCTCAAGAAGAATTTTATTATCAGCATTAATGAAGAGGTTAATTAAAGAGAAAAGTTCTTCACGAATAATCTCCATTTTGAAATATTTATATGATCGAAAAAAGTGCAATATAGTTTAGTATTTTCCAGAGTTAAATTACAGAAATGTTGTATCTTCTTAAATCCTCACTTAATAAATTATTAACTCATTCTTTATTTTCTTCTACATCGAGGAAAATGTCCCTTAATTTTCAGCGTCCTGTCTTGTCAGAGGGAAATGGACTATCTAAGATAAAGGAAAAGAAGGTGTTGACAGATCCTCTTATCTTAGAGGAGTCTTTTATATCAAGAGATTATGATGATAATTGCACCACTAATATAATAATTGGTGATAATTATATTAGACTCGATAAGGATATCATTATAGGAAGAAGGATTTTACAAGATTCACCAATCAAATGTGTTGTGAACTCGAAATATCCTGGAGAATCTCTTACATTATCCATTATTGTAAAATTTAATAGAGATGTCCTGAACATTCTTAATATTTTACTTCGACAAGATCGCTTAACAAAATCTGTACTTGACATTTCTGATAGTCTTTCTCGACTGTCATTAAATAAATCTCACGTAATAGATCATCTTGTATTGAGATTGTGGAAGGAGATTAATGTTGATAATATCCTTTCCATTATTACAAGATTATCATTAATAGAGAATTATTTGTATGATAGACTAACTCTTATTATATCAAAACAGACCGATATGGAAAACATAATTATCTTCATGGAGAAAAGCTTTAAATTACCTCTTTCTATCAAGAAAAGTGAGAAACATCTCAATACATTTATGATAAGTATCAACTACTCATAGTAATTAAAAATTATTTAATTACTGATTTAAAATGGGTTCTGACTGGGTTATTATATTCTTCATAGGATTCATATTAGGATTAATTATTATGATAATCATAGTATGGATACTGTATGCCACAAGAACATTTATTTTCAGTAATTGTCCTGTCGGCCAAAGAACTTGTTCTAGTGCTGATTATTATAATGATCCTGGAGATGCTCTAGCTCATGGTTCTAGTCTTAATGATATTCTTTTTATTAATGATAATGTTATGTATTATAAGAGAGTACCGAAAATAAGTACTTGTACACCAGGGTCAAATCAGACAGTAGTTATTACCAATCCACAATTCTGTTTCTTTACAGAATCATCTGAAGGTATTGGAGCGACAGGTCGTAATTATGTTTTTAATAATCCTAATTACGATGTCACCTTTGGAAATACTGCTACTGTTGTAACTACTATTGGTAATTGTATACCAGGTAATACTGCCATATCGGGTTCTATTCTACTTGAATGGGATCCTAATCCATTGAGTCTTAATTAATATTATTAAAATTCGTCTTGTTCATAATGATACTTAAATAATAATATACAATAGTAAATAGTGAAAATGGGTTCTGAACAATCAACAGAGTCAAAAAATTTACAATTAGGGCCCAATGAGATAAGAATAACATATAATAGACAAGATGTAACTGGTCATACATATGCTGTCGTCAAGAAAATTAATTATCCTTCTAAACAAAAATTATCAGAAGATATAGATGAATATTTCAAGAATCCTTCCAAATTCATTATTAAAACATGGAATGAGAAACCATCAGAACTGAGAGATATAATTAAATTCGAATATCCTCCACAAGAATCAGGAGAAGATATTGGAATAAAGACAGTTTAAAAAGTTTATATATTCATTATAATATATAAAACCATAAATATAATAGATTAAATGGGCATATTTCAGTCTCAGGTACAGATAGCATTACCACCGAACAGTATCCAAATTAAGTATAACAAATATTTTCACTACAATGAAAGTTACTCTGTTGTTACCAAGGAGATAACATATCCTTCAAGTGAAATGTGTATCAAAGCAGTAGAAGATTATCTCTCCAATCCAAAAGATTATATCTCTAGAACTTTTAATGAAGAACAAACGATGATAAGAGATATTATTAAGTTCTTTCAGACTGCTAACAATACCAATGATAATATTGACTCCAATACTAATATCAGTATCACGAGCAAGAACAAAGAATATGAAGAACAGGAGATAGAAGAAGCTATCCATTAAATAAAAATTATAATTTACTATTAAATTATAATTTAAAATACTATCTACAAATGGCACTTCCTCAGGATAAATCGTTAATTCTACCTAATGATGAGAAATTAAATATAAATGGAAAGGATAAACCAATACTCGTTTCATCTAATCCTTCTAATGGATCTGTGGTGGTCTATATTATATGCAGAAACTCTGCATCATCTCAGACAACATCTCGCGTTGATCTAGTTAAGATGTTATTCAATGATCCCTATTTCATTGTAGTTGTTCCCACTATACCATCTATTGAAATACTATCTGCTAATACTTCTTCTCCTATGAGTAAGAACGACTACGAAAACTATCAGGTTATGTATTGTCTGGCAGATGCTAAACAACAGTATCCCAATGAACCTGTTATCATTGTTAAGGATACGAGTGTTTGTAATGCTGATCCTCTCACTATTGCTAATATTGTTAGAGCTTCTCTCAATGGTCCTCCATTTGATCTCTGCTATCTATGCAAATGGTTAGATCAATGTCAGTTATATACTGATAAAAGACAGATACCAGATAAATCGACTGTCATCGCCAAAACACAATCACCTCATGGTGTACAATGTATTCTCTTTAGCGTTAGTGGAAGAGATACTGTCTTGGGATTAAAACCGATGAAGAATGGAAACTTCTTCAAACTATCACCAGGATATTCATTAGGAAAACAATTAAATGAGGACATATTTGAAGGAGGAATTAATGCAATAGTGATCGTTCCTAATCTTATTGAATTTGATCTGAGAGCAGCCGTCACTAACGATGATTATCTTAAACTATCAGAATGTGCTGCTGTTACATCTACTCAAGCACAAAGTGATACAAGCTCATACATTTGGTTCTTTGTTATTGTTATCTTCGTTGCTATACTTATATGGGCTGCGATTAACTTTGCTTCTCGACCATAATACCACCATATAATATTATACCTCGATATAATATTAATATTTTAAAAATATTATACATAGTGATCATATGTATTGTTATTTAGAGAATCTTTCTTATAATAATGCATTAGATATCGATATACTATGGCAGATAGAATAATGGATAATATACAAAAGTATAGATATCCATTATTCTCATTGAATATCCATAACGTAAATAACACAACATCAGAATAAAGACAAAGAAGAAGATTTATCGCCATTACAATGAATCTTCTCATTATTTTAATGTATAACCAATATAGTTATACATTATTATTTAAATAATAAATTTTAGAGAGAAAATTTAACAAGATACCCTTCTTTATTACCATTCTTTGGGAAGTAATCATATTCCATTGATATATTATCTCTCTTGAACTGATTCATGAGATTGTCGATGATAGTGTCGTCGATATTATATACAATATAATAAATATCATGATCATAATAGTAAGAATTGCCTTCATTTGATGTAGATTTATCATTGTTATTTCCGTTGATATCTCTCAGACAATCACGAGTATTATAACTATCATATACAATTCCTTCTAATAAATTATGGATGTAACGACATCTTCTTGCAGAAACAGCAACAACAATAAAAACTCTTTTAAATCTCTTCTTAGCTCTTTCACTTAATCTATTGACAATTTCATTGTATAAATCATCGATTGATGTGGAAGTAGCGAGCCTCCTAGCAGTGACAATGTCGACATTTCCATTGTTAGGAGACTCTCTTTAAATATATAATCGATGATTATATATTTATTTTTAATACTACTCTCTAGCGTTAAAACTACAAGTAATTATAACAGTATCACCTCCAGTATAATGACCATCTGATATAGTATATTTCGATAGTTTGACCGAAGGGATCCATCCTTGTTCTATCAATCTCTCCGCGAAGTATTTAATGACATTATATTTAATTATGTTAATTTCTTTCCATGTCTCCATTGTAGGTTGATTAAAATTCGTCATATCTCCTTGAATCTCAATAAATAAATCTTCATTCGAGCTCACCGCTTTATCTAATTTCTCTTTTATCAGATTGAACAGGAGAGATATCTCATTGATAATATTGGATTTCTTTTTCGCACCATCCCTCATTATACATATCATATCCTTATTAGTATTGCAGTTTACTTTTCCTAATAATTTCTTTCCCATTTCTTTGAATTCATTAGGTAGTTTTTCGAGAAGTGCATAATCACCTCGCGATGAGAGTTCAGTAACGCTAGAAAAAGTTGATATGTCAAGGAATAGTTCGCCCTTCGGATTTATTGGAATCTGAAGAAGGGACATTTTGATCCTTTAAAAATTAGTATCTTGTTAATTAAGATAAATGCATCATTTTCAACCACTTTGGTTATTCTGTCTTCTTATCGGAAATATTGTCTGTCATGAAGGAAACAATGATTGGGTTATCGCAGGACTCGATGTTCATAATACCAATTATGTCAAAGATAATGTCTATTTCACAGCTGAGTCCGTTCCGAGAATGTTGTTGAAGTGGACTTTTGTCTCGAATACCCCTGTTGGTGCACTACATGCATCAAGTTTTGATGGACAACCATCTGTCTTTGGTGACTATCTTATTGCTGCTGATACCTTAGGAGTAGTATATGCCCTTAATATAACTTATCTCTCAACTAAGGTAAATCATACAATCGATGTTTCCGATCATCATAATGTTATTTGGAGTAGAAATCTATCAACTAGTGCTACTGATTATGGAAAGATAGAAGGATTCGATACCACTCCATTGATAATGAATGGCAAGGTATATCTCTCGTATCGTAATGTCTTTTGTCTCGATCTTCATACTGGATCTATTATCTGGTCTGTTCCTCTGTACGACGATGGCTTGATTGGTCCTGATGGTAGACCCACACAGTATTGGAGCTACTCTGGTAATCCTAGCGGTGATGCTTCTCGTAACATTGTATTCATTGGTGTTGGTTCTCTACAGAATATGCTAGTCTCCAGTGATTTATTAAATCCCAATGACACCAAACTGACAGCGAGAGGTAACGTTGTTGGATTCGATGGTAGTACAGGAAGGGAATTATGGAGGGTCTTTACTACTTCATATCAAGGAGTTGCTGTTCCTCAGTATGCTCCGGGTTGTACTGTTTGGTCCACAGCTGGCGTTGACAAAGTAAGACATACAATCTATCTTGGTAGTGGACAAGCTTATACTCCCGGTATTAATAGTAATGCTAGTAACAATTATGGATATTCGCCTCTTTGTGATTCTATTCTTGCTATTGATTATTTGAGTGGTTCTCTCGTCTGGTCTAAACAATTGACTTCTCTTGATATTTATGGATATTTATATCCAGATGGAGCCACTGGATCTGATGGACATGATTGGGATGTTGATACTCATGCTAATCTCTTCAGTCTGTATGTTAAGCCTGTTGGAGCACGAGAAACAAAGTTGACTGATATGGTAGGTATCGGAGATAAACGAGGTAATTATTATATCTTTCCACGAGATAATCCTCAACATGGTCATCCCGATGAAGTTGTAATGTATGTCAATGTATCTGTCGATATTGCATCACAGATTGGTGGATTTCAAGGTACTCCAATGTATCATGATGGCATTTTATACACTGCTACTATTGCTTCGATCAATGAGACTGACGGGGAAAGAATATCATATGACATCGGTGGTCTATTTACTCTGTCAACTAAATTCACTGCTATTGATGTAAGACATCTGGTTAACACTGGTAATTTAACTGCCAGTACTATCTGGTCCCTACAAGAAGAACCAAATCTATTACAATTTACTTTTGGTTCTGTTGATGGTACTAATGATGTTTTCTTTCATACTTCAGTAGCCGGATTCCTCAATGCTTATAATACTAATGGTACTTTAATTGCTGGAAGTAATAGAGTACCATCACCGGGTACTTTTGAATTCTTTCCCGGATTCTTTGTTGATGCACCACTCTACACTGGTGTCACCATCTCAGGAAGTAATATTATATTAGGATTCGGTGCATCTTTCGAACTCTTCGCTGCTGGAGGTCTTATTTGTTATGGTTTCTCACCTTAGATATTCATGTTCTATAGATAACATTTTAAAAACGATAATTCGGTATTCGTCACTGAGAATATTTAGTAAGTATTAATACATGATCTGATCATGTATTAATGATATCGATTGTTTTTTTTTAATATTAATTCATATCACAAGTGATTACCATTATGTGGCCACCAGAGACTAAACTATCTATGCTCTTGATCCAATAAAAGGGAACTTCTCCTTCTGAGTCGAGAGATTCTTTAAGATAGTTTTCTTTTACTGTACGATAAGGAACTTCTATTGTGGGATTATATCCTTTTCTGAGTAACTCATCGATTAATTTCTCCACTACAGAATATATCTCGCCATTGTTTCTGATCCATCCTTCGGTTGAAGGAAGATTATCAGTACCAGCATAGCCAGAACCTAAGACACCTTTGATAGATAATCTCAATATCTTATCCTTGGATTTTGTTGCCTCTTCTAAGGTTTTCATCATAAGAGACTTAACTTCTTTCATTCGTGATACAATCTCCTTTTTCTTATTTGTTGTTCTTTCTCTTATCTTTGCAATTTCTTCTGATTCCTCGCGATTAACTCTATCAAGTTGTTTCTTAATTAGAGTTAATAGTGATTCATCTTCAATGTTATCGAGGAGATTATCCTTAAATTCAGTTAGCATAGAGAATCCATTACCTACTGGAATCATTCCAAACTGGATTAATTGAGAAGACATTTTACTGTTACTGTAATGTGTTACTGTAATGTGTTACTGTAATGTGTTACTATAATAATATAAGTAATCAATATTAAAAAACTACCATCATATCAATGGTAGTTTTTAATATCAGACAAAAGAACAAGTAACAATCAGATGAACACCACCGACGTACACCTTCCCGTTAATTAGATTAAATTTGGATATCTTCATTCTAGGAGAGTAACCATTTTGTGTCAACTCATCAATGAAAGTTTTAACAGGGAGATATTCATCAGGATTGTCTTTTATCCACACCTCTACTGATGGTTGTTCATATTTTTGTTTGTAGATACCGTGAATCTTAACTTCCAGCATCCTCCTACTTCGAAGACTAGAATAGAAAGCATTATTGAGGGCATTATAGATCTTACATACTTTGATAGCGAGATTTTCCTTCTTTTTCTTTGTTTCAAAGATAAATCTCTCTATTTCATCTACAGCAATTGTATTTAATTCGTCGAATCTTCCTTGAATGAGAGGATGACATCTAATATGATCAATACTCTCGATTAACCGAGTATCATCGGATGATAATCTCGTGTTAATATCTGAGATGGGATCAACACTCTGTTGATGACATTGTAGGGACATTCTCTTTTTGAGTGTCGTAGTTTTTAATATTATCCATATCAATTTACGATAGGAACAAGCAAGCGATAATTGATAGCTATATCCATTATTACTTATGGTATAATCGTGATGAACATATTCCTTAATTACATCAGGATATTCTTTAAATGATGACATGAATTTCTCTATTATTTGAATGTTTGCTACGAATAACAACATAGTATTTCTTGTCGCTTTTGAGACATTTTATCATAGGTCTCAATCATCTGTGAGATTATTTTCTTCTTGTATTTAGTCTCTTCTACTATTCTAGCAATCATACTTAATTCCTCTTTGATTGATGGTAATATATCATTAGAAACTTTCGACATGAGACTGATATCGTCGATTATTATCTCCATTGACATTTATTGTAATTTATAATACTACGTTTTACTGTAGTATTATATTTAATTTATAACAATGAACACGTGATGGTCACCCTATTGCCATCAGAATATATTCTATCATCATGATCAATAGTATGAGGAGAAAGAGTTATACTGGGTTAATAACCTTGAGAGGTAAGATTCTCCATAAAAGTTTCTATAATAGTATAAGCTACACCATTGATGGTGTAAAATAAAGACTAGCATGGTTACAACATATCTCGACATTTAATTCCTTATCCTTTCTCTGTTGAGATTTAGTTACGGTGTATACACCAGTAATTATGGAGACAACATTGTCTTTTTTCTGAATCTACTTTGGTGACGATGTTATTTATCTCCTTAAACTTATTTTGAATGACAGGATGTAAACTGGGAGGAACGTTCGATATTCTTACAGAGTCACTACCAGATAAATCGGTGTTAATTTTAATATTTACTACTGATTTTATTCATGTAATAGCGACTGGTCATGAGAAGGTACATTATCTCCATTCTTATTAATATTACTGTTTTGTGTATGATTATCTAAATTAATTAACATTAATTCCCTATTTCGAGGTGAAAACACCAGACTATAGTCACCCGTCCTCGTATCAAAAAGTATGTTTATGAGTGAGGACCAATAAGGAAATATTATTATTTAGATATTCTTGGAAGTTTATAATAATAATAGGGAATTATTAATATTTCCCTATTTTATCACGAAGACATCAGACCACGGTCATTTGTCCTCGTATCAAAAAGTATGTTTGTCTGGGAGGACTAATAATTAAAAAAAAACTATTATTACTCTGGTGTAATAATAGTTTTTTAATTTAGAGTAACAGCGAGAGACAGAATATTACCTCCAGTATAATGCTTATTCTCCTCATCATATCTCCATGGATTCAGCGATTCAACGAATGAGTGTCCTTGTGCTCTGAGTTGATTCTCGAAGATTTCAATAATGGCAAATTTCATACTGTTAGTTTGCTTCCAACCATCTATTGATGGACATACATTATTATTGTCAATATGTCCCTCAATAGCAATTTCGAAATTGTTCTCTGATGATTGAAGACATTCAAGTAGTATATTGTACGTTCCCATCATTGCAATATAACTTTCCGTTTTCTTTCTATTACCTTCGAGGATGAGATTCTGAATCTTAGATAATGTGTCGTCATTGATCTCATTAAATCCATTCTGAAGGATATCCTTCATTATTGGTTGAATAACATCACGAAGGAGATGAGAATCAGTCGAAGATAAGTTTATATTAAACTTATTCTTTAAATCAGAGGATTCGTTTGAAGCGGAAGGACGAATTGGGAAGAGTTCCATTATGTCTAATGAGTGTGTCTAATCACTACCACACCATATTGAATGTGTATTAATCATTTTTAATTAAAAATGAACAGGCAATAATTATGCGTGTGCTACCATGATATAGACCATCTGGTTGTTTCGAGTAAGAAGAAAGATTCTTTTTGGGGTGATATCCATTATTTGCCAATTCATCCATAAAACTCTTAATTACAGCATACTTTGCTTCGTTATCTTCAGTCAATGATTCGATTGTTGGAACATTTGGACTTGGTTTATCTTGACCTTGAATGGTAATCCCAAATAAAGTTCCTATTGTAAGACAGGTATCCAATCTTTCGGATCATTATATGTCTTAGTCATATCATCAACAATAGCCTTCTTTTTCTCTACTAACACGTGATCGTTAACGAAAGAAAATCTTTCTTTGATAAGACTGCGGAGATCAGGAGAAAGAGTGTTTTTGGTTAATAAGACATTATCATATTTCGTGTTATTTTCACTCTCATTGTTATTACGAGGAGGAACCGTGAACATTCTCGTTTTCTTAATATAAATTATAAATGGTTTATCTATAATTTATTATTTTCTATAGTGAAATCAAGATTATACCGATACAGCATAACTCTGTGTTGAAGGGAATGTCCATATAATTATATTTAGTAATAATTATATGGACGTCCATAATTACCATAATTACCATAATTACCATACGGCTGTCCATAATTGCCATAATAATTACGATTAGGTTGTGGAGTTAAAGCATAACCAGCCAATCCTCCAGCCCCTGCTCCTAACAATGCTCCAGTAGGTCCACCAATAGCACCACCAATAACCGCACCTCCCAAACCTCCGAGAAGTGTATTAGTGGCTTGTTGATTAGTCCAATCATACTCAACATCTTTACCTTCTTCTGGTAAAGG